CTACCAACACCAGATACACCATTGATATAATTAAGCTCATAATCATCTTCATTCTTAATTACTGTATTTACTGTATTAGCCGCATTTGAAGTGGCATTACGAGCATTGTTTGTTGTGCCTGCCTCATTGATTACGCGCACCACAAATAGGCTATTACCATAGCCAAGAAAGCTTGCGGCCGTAAAAAAGTCGGATGCAGTATTTGCATTTGGTTTAGCAAATTGTGTAGCTAGTGTATCCTCATTATCGATAAGAACTCGCTGTTGAACCGGACCCCAGCTAAAATGACCAGCGATGCCGCCAACAGTTGTGCTAACTGCAGGCACAATTGTAGTAAGGTCAATTTCGCTTACGTTTACGCCTGGGGAAATCTGAAATGCCATAATCATTTCCTCCTAGAGATGTCTGATGATTTATCCATCCACGATATTTATAAAAAAGCCATTAGACCCTGACCCAACGGTCCAACCAATCGTGCCCTCCACCGGTACCATCGAGGGTCATAGGCTCATCATCCATACCATCGTCATAAAAACCTACAGGGAGTAGATCATCATCCATTTCCCTAAGTTTTTCGTCGGCTATTCGTTGCCTAATATCTATATCGGTTAGTTCTTTGAAATATGCCTGCTTTGTTAGCCAACCAAAAAGAACTAACGTCATAACCATATCATCATTGAAGCCTTCTTCAGCTTCAAAGCTACTACCCTTTGAGACGAAGTGTGATAGTTCTTCAATAATATCAAAATCTTCTATGATAAGCTTATCACCTTCAATAAGCTCTTTAAGACTTGCACACCCTACTGATTTAACAAATTTTGATGTGCTTACACCAAGCTGCGATCTACCAGAAAACCCTGCGCTGAGTTGTTGCCCAGCTCTACCCATTTGAGTTGTCGATAGCACATTATCACACTCAAGATCGCGGTGAAGAACCTCTGCAACAGTTTTACCGATGTCATTAGTCTCAACGAGAATATACGCATTGTTATAAGCTTTAGCATATCTTGCAACTATCTCCGGATAGAATGATGAAACTACAGTATTGCTTCTATATTTTGCTACCAATCGATATGGCACCTGAGAAACGTCAATTATTGTAAATGCAGAATAGTCCAACCCAACACCGTGGCTTGTATCAACTATGACAGCATATGTGTGCTTTTGCTCAGGTTTTTGATATATGCTAATACCCCAACCATCTTTTGACACATCTTTAAAAGCCATTGACCTAAGCTTGGCGCCAGAGACTAGAGTTAGAGTACTGCCTAGAAATTCAGTTTCAAATTCTTGCTTGAATTGTTCTTCGCTTGTGTTGCGAATTGTTTGCTCGCGCCACTTATCATCACGACCTGGGGTATCTCTCCAATGAACCTCAATCGGCACATATTCGCTTCGCTTTTCAGTTGCATCAACCCACATCTTGTAATAGTGATTCAAGCCGTTAGGCGTTGATACAACTATGATCTTAGAAGTCTTACCTGAGCTGATTGTCGGGTAGACTGATGCAAAGAATTCTTCTGCAATATTATGCGGTACGAATGCAAACTCGTCAAGAAAGATTAGATTAAATGACCCACCTCGGATTGCACTGGCTGACGTAGAAGATGCAAGAATCTTTGAACCATTTTCAACTTCAATATTGCCCTTATTCCAAATAACTACACCTTGCTGAATCCACTTGGGTAGATATTCATATGCAAGCTGAATTTTTGCAAGCATGTCTCTTGCAAGACTACCTTTGTTAGCAAGAATGGCAATGCTCTGATTATCTTGAAATAATAAGGTCCAAAGAATAAACCCAGTTACAACTGTAGACTTACCTGACTGACGCGGCATTTTACATATTGAAAATCGATTGTCTTTAAATGTTTTTACCATCTTGCGCTGATAAGGATATAGATTAAAATTAATCAGGCCCTTATCGACGTTGACAATTTTCATATAATTGTTGATGAAGTATTCTGGGTCTTTGGCGCACTTATGATATTCACGGACTTGCTCTTCCGTGTAATTTATTTTTACGCCTGATCTTTTTAGAGATGGATTACCAAGATAGTTTTCAGACATCAGATGATTCACCATCAATTATATTTGGTCTGCCGTTTATGATAGCTTGCAAGTCAGCTGTGCTACCAATGAATACGGCGTTATTCACAACGGTTGGATTATTTGCAGGGTGATCGCTACCTCTAATATCCTTTACTTTCTTCTGAAGATCGATCAAGTCTTTGCTTACATCAGAGATGGTTTTTATAAGCTGCCCAACTACTTCATAAGCTCTGGGCTGATCACTACCTTCAGCAAGTAGCAATAGACTTTCAAGCGCCTTTTTACCCTGACCTATAACTTCTTTTAGATTATCGCGCGCCTCGTTATAGTCAGTATCAAGAGGGTCAGTTTCTTCTATGACCTTTTCGATCTTAGCTGGTAGTTGTTCCTCTTGCACTTCAGGTAAATCAAGTGCATTTCTTAGCCCATCATGTAGACCACTCATATTAAGTATCCTGTCCTGTCTCTGGATTATATCTCACACCACTTGGGTAAAAGAATGTATTAGGTGCATACTTCCATGCACTATTTGCAGATATCAAATTATAATTGATTGATGCTGCACTATTTGTCGTACCGACACCATTAGCCGATAGCCCGGGTTGAATAGTAACTCTAGACGTAGTTAGCGACCTATCAACCTCTTCGTCAGTTATATCAACCGTTATACCATATATTGTATTTGCTTTTAGCCCAGTATCCATTGAATGAAAATTGAGAATTGTGCGTTTGATAATACCATCATTTGTCGGCTCTCTGACAGGGCCGAAGAACCAACATTTCATAGTAAAATTATATGTGTAGACTAATGCTCTGCGATTTTCATAATCGCCCTCATAGGTATCTTCGACATTCACACCAGTCAATATTGTTGGGACATCAAGCTTGATGCCCATCTCAGGGATAAGATTTACGCTGTTGGTCCACTCAGGCCCAAAGAACGGAAGAATCTGTTCCATAATTTGAACGCCGTCATCAGCATTTCTTACGTATGAATATAGCGAAAAATTTAAATTCCAAGGCACAGGTACTCTTTGATATTTGATTGTGCCCGCAGACCCCGCCGCAGTATTTCTAATCGTTGATGGTAAACGACGAGAACCATCATATTCAAAACCTGTAATTTCAAAACCAAGTCTTGGTAATATTGCCTGCAACTGTGCGGTCAAATCTGGGTTGTCTTTTAATCTTGCTAGCCACTTTTCTTTCGGGCTGTAAGATATGGGTATTGCTAGAGTTTGCAACGTATTACCAGAACCATCAAGACGGCTGACGGTCAGATCATTAAACATGTTACCAAATACTATAACGTATTTGCGTAGAGTCTGATGGTAGAAGGTTGAACCGAACATTGCCATTCTTAGTACCTATCCACCTCGCTGAATGGGTTACGCTCGCTGAAATCAACATCTTCATATGAGCGGGTACGGAATAGCTCATTATTTGCCGTAGCCGAAACACTTTCAAGACGATATTCTTGAATTAGATAACCACCATCTTCTGACAACATGACATCATTATTTTGCATGAGATAATTATAGCTAAACATGTCGCGGCTATTTTCATCTTCGATGCTGTCAATATCAGCATTACCTGTATTAATTCTTTCTGAGCTGTAGCGGAATAGTTCGCATGTCATTTCATATGTGTATAGCTTACCGTGCTGATAGAAAATTCTCTCATGCTCGACAAACTTAATTTCATAGAGCGCGCCATTGCCGTTGTTTATGAACGGTATGAATATTAGATCACCTTCAAGTGGGCGTGATGATGACACCGAATACCCGTTTGCGCTACCAGTTTCTAACAGATAATTGTCAGTGTTTGATGTATATGAATCTGAATTTGTTTCGATGAAGTATATGTTACCCACCTCATCAACAAGCTTTTCTGTACGTATCTGATCCCAACGACGACGCGCCATTGTGAGCGTTATCTGATCGCGGATTTCCAGATTGAATTTGCTTAGAAAGTCACCCTCACCTTGAAAGTTTTCAAGATTGTTTACATACACTTCAATGGGTACAGCAAGATCAAACTTAGAAAGAGGGTCTTCACCAAATTCAAAAATCTCATTGAATATGGTTCTAGGCATGTACTGAACATCGACGCCATAAATTTTTATGGCTTCAACTATCAGGTCATCTTCTACTCTTTGCTCTCTACCGTAGCTGTAATTACGGAAGTACTTGTTAGTTGCCATATCAATTCATCATATCCATGACAGGCAAGCTGTAACCGCTGTTCATTTCTTTTTCAAGTGTGTTGATTTCGTCATTAGCTTCATCCCAAATCTTCTGCCCATTAAACTTAACAGCGCCGGGTAGATTCATACCCTCAAACTTCTTTAGGTTTTCACCCCACTGCTTTTTGACAAGTGCAGTGGCGTACTTTTTTAGCCAAGGATCAGACCAAACATCGCTAAATGCTGATGCATCAAGCACTCGATAGCAATCGACAATTACAAAATCGTCAACCTTTACATCTTTATCCCATTTCATATCAACATATAGACGATTATTGTGACGATTAAATCGAATTGGTTTGCTACCAACAAATATTTGCTCTAGCTCCTCAATATGTCTCATACCCATAACATACGGAACGTATGTTGTGCTAGAAAAGTCAAATAGGTCATTTAGGTGAATCTGATATCGGATATTAAATAGATTAGATGTGCTGGTTGCTCTACCAATATCAAATATGCGAATTACATAATTGATATCTTCTGGTAAAGTAATATATTTGTTATCGACATCCGATTGGGTAATTTTATATGACAGATAGACATGCTCTGTACCATCAAAGTGAAAATCACGATAATATGCAAGCGCATCGTCGATGCGATCTTCAACTTGACCGTCATCGACGTTAATATCAATAACAGGAAAACCTAGCCTGCGAAGGCAGTAATCCTTAAATAGCTTGCGTGTTGTTGGTACAGCCATTCTACCCTCCAAACTGTTTGGCTATTTAGGGGTACCTTTTGCCTCATCCTTAGCACGTGATCCAGCCGAAGAACCAAAATAGAATGATACCACAGCACCCCATGCAGTACCGAGAGTACCTAGCATAACAAGCATGGCCTCACCACCACCTGCCGCAGGAAGTCCATACATGAGCATATACATTAGCACACCAAAAAATCCAACTGTAATCGCACCCGCAAGCGCGCGAGGAGTCCAGTCTCTGGGATTCTGTATGGCCATCTGACGGGCGCTATCGCGGTCGCCTGCACTAATACGCTCAAGATCAACATCAAGTTTTTTCATCTCAAGCTTAAATTGATTTTCAGCATTTTTTAGCGCAAGCATTTGTTCTGGTGTTGCATTCTTAGCAGCTTCCATTAGCTCTTCCTGTGTACCATCAGGCTTACCTAATAGTGTCTCAGATAGAGTACGAACTGCCATGCCCGCAAGCGGCCCACCCATCGCGGTTGCGATGGATGGAGCTACAGTTTTAACGATGTTTAGAAGCTGATCCATGGCCTTACTTCCTTATGAAATTAGCCGATACCATCCCAACAAAGCAGCCGACAACGGTCTGGAACGCAGGTCCAATAACCTCAAATATTTTGTCATTGCTTACATCAGGGTGAAATATGCTAATAAGCAAAACAAAGACTACAGAAACCATAATTGTAGCAAGTGACATTACAGAAATTCTTGCTACAAAATTTGAATTTTGCACGGCAAGTGCTTGTGCATCGGGTTGTGGTGGTGCTACTGGTGCAGCTTCTTTATTCTCAGCCATATAGGGCATCCTCCAACTATACTATTAACGACATTGTAT